TTTCGGGGCCCATAGCTGCAATAGCTCATGTAGACATGATCTGTTCATATTTTAACCCTGAACAAACACACTTAGTGTTGGAATATCATTTAATATCTTTTGTCTCATTCAACAAGGTGTTAAAGGAGTCAATGATTATCTTTGATAAGTATATTATCTTGTTCTTTCGAACATGGAAATATGCTTTCAATGATGGATTTGGCAAGTATTCCACAGGAGAAATCTCTTCTGCTTCATCCCAGAGGATAGTTAATTTATCGCATAGATCTAAACCTACTTGATTTATAGCCCATACTATTGGGTGCAGCTCTAAAGCATCATTATTGAAATGACCGCTTAAGCCAAGCGCCTGATCACTACGAGGTAGCGAAGAAGACGGATATAGCTCATTCAACGGTATTTCATTGTTGATAAGAGTTACCTCTTCTGATTTCTTTCTCATGTTTTGGTGTCGTTTCTCTTTGACCATATTGGACAAAGTTAGACGGTCGATCAACACAGCTTCATTAACCCTAAATGGGTGTGGAGAAGTTGACCTAAACCAAATCATCATTGAAATCGTGTTATTACCTATTGATGACAGATAATCACACAGACCGTAGTGGCCCGTATCTGGGATAATGTCTCTGGTTAGTAAAATATCAACAAGATCAAGCAGGTAAACCTGTTTGTCCTTGCTTTGTATATTATACTTGACAGAGCTCATTTCCAGCCCATTTAAAGCTAACCTTTTGGTAAACTCTATTTGGGAGTTATTTTCATCACCAATCACAGATTTTGACATGTTAATTGGAATTCCAATTTCATTCAGGATCTGTTGGTAGGTAACTGCAACTTCTTTATTAAATATTACCACATCATCACCCAATAATCTATAGTCTTTAAAGAATCTCAACGGTTTCCCGTTTTGCATTCGATGAAGATTATAAGAATACTGGATAATGTCATGGTGCCATAATGAAAAGGAAGGGAATGAAGATAGTAAGCCTAAAGGCTGACCTACCTTCCACCTAACTGATTCATTACGTTCTTTAATATAGAAGTTCCGACGAGTCATTATTGATAGCCAGGCATCACCTAAACCTTCCCTCATTAGATCAAGACGGAAAACTTGCATTTCTGCAGGAATTCTATCTGATGCTGATGAAAGGTCAAAACAATATGTTGGTTTACCCAAAGATTCCTTGATTAAGGTTTTAAAACCTTTATCTTGGTCTTTAGTGCAATCCGTACTTATTTGTTTTAGGGTGTTATACAGGGAATCCTGTATAACCTTTAAAGATGTCTGACTCCAGTAATCCCCAATAGCAAATACACGTGTTTTCCCGCCAGGTTCGGATGAAAATCCTAACCTACCGTTTAAATACTCTGTATTTGGTGTAACGTATGATGCGTGTTTCTCCATCCATCTAGTAATCCAACTCTGTCGTAAGACATTATTAAATTGCTTTATAGATGAGTATAATTCATCATCATCAATCACAGCCCTTGCATCGATATGTGAGAACGCAACTGAAGGTCCATTTGGACCATTACCAGTTGACGTAAACACTTTAGGATGAATAGGGTCATGGGTTACTAACGTCCCTAAGTACCAAGGGTACTTTCATGAAAATTGTTCTAAAAATTGTTTAAAATACTTTG